TCCTCGAGCTTTTCTGTATCTATAATTAATTTTTCAATATCCTGTTGTGCCCTTTTTATATTTACGGTATTACTCATCATACCCTCCATTTCTTCTTGCATGGCTTCAATTTGTGTAGACATAAACTCGATTAACATGTCCTGCTGACTATCGGCGGGGAGGGAACCCATTTCACCACGAGGCCATTTAATTCTAAACTCGGTGTTTTTATCAACATCGGCTAACATTAACTTACCTTGTGTCTCAATATTATTTAGGCGTTCAATCACGCCGAAGTAAGCCCACACACCCAGAGCTGTAGCTCCAAGTATGCTAATGAGATTTCTCATAGGCATACTTACGCTTGTATTATCTGATACTTTCATCATCCACCTAAAGGATTACTCGTTGATTTTTTTACTTCTTCAATTAATACATTTTGTAATTCGTTTTCTTTTTTAACTATAGCAACATCTTTGCTTAATTGTTCAATATTTTCTTCTAATTCCCAAGCATATTCTTCTAGTTCTTTAAGAGCATCTTCTATTGGTTTAACATTTGGAATTTTTAATCCTACTACCTGTTCTCTAACTTCTTGAATTGATTTAAGAAGACCTGTTAAATCTGTTGGTTTAATTTTATTTTCTACTTCTTGTATTCTATCTATTAAATCAACTTCCAAAGTAGCAATCTTTTCAACAATAGGATCTAAATCCACAGTTTCATTTATAACTGCTTTGCGATTATCTAATTCATCTATTTTTGCTGTTAGCTTTCCATATTGCACAAAACCAGCACCAATAGCTCCTACTACTCCTAAAAGTGCCGCTACAGAACTAAGTTTAGTAATCATGTTATTCATTTTTTAATGCCTCCAATTCAAGCAATAGTTGTTGTTTTTTTGTTTTTATTTCTTGTAATTCTCTGTTATGTTTTTCAACAGGATCATTATTTACATAACTGGCAAGAGTTACAGTTGTGTAAACATCTTGGTTGTAAACGCCTAAATCTATCTGATTAAATAAATCCAAATTTTGATCTGTATAGATATCCTTTGGTTTATAAAAATCAGTTTTGAGATAGGCGTTTAAATTATTGTTACTTTTAAAGAATATATCTTCTTTAGATAAGTTTTGAGTGCTAGCCTTAACTTGTTGAACTAATTTCTTTATGTCTTTCTTTAGTTTTTTCTCAAATTTTGCTATTTCTACTTTTCCTTTAAAGTCTCCTCCTTTAATTTCTTTGTCTTCTTCCGGTTGTACGTCTTCTTGCTCATCTTTATCTGTTGATGAAATGTCGGACTCATCAGAATTCTCGCTATCGGGTTCGCTTTCTTCATTAGGCTCTTCTGATACTTGTCCATCGTCTTCTTCTAATTCCCCATCGTCATCTCTTGGGGATTCCTCAATTGTTTCTTCCTTATTTGAAGCAACCTCGAATGAGCTTTCTTCAGTCTCTGACTCTTCTGCCACGACTTCTGTAGGCTCTTCCATATTATCGTCAGTAATTTCTTCATCTAAAGCCTCCTCTGTAGGTTCTACAAAGTCAGACTCTTCCTCAAAACTTTCTTCTATGACTTCTTCAAAGAACTCTTCTGCTGTTATACCTTCTTCCTCAAGAAATTCCATGAATTCTTCTTCCATGCCAGTTTCTTCTAGAAAATCAGCAAATTCTTCTTCAAATTCTTCTTCAAATATTTCCTCCATCATTGGAGTTTCAGTGAAATCCTCCTCAAAAAATACCTCTTCCAGAACAGGCATTTCTTCAAAAGTTTCAAATTCTTCAAACATTGGTAGTTCTTCAAAATCTACTATGTCGAAATCTATTGTTTCTAATTCTTCTTCAAAATAAAAATCTTCTTCCCAAGTATATTCATCACCCCAAGTATACTCTTCTTCTTCCCATGTATATGTATCATCTAATACTATATCATCTGTATACCAATCAAAATCTTCTGGTATATCTTCAATAATATCTACAATATCTGTATCAATATCGTCAATGACATCTTGAGTTCCCTCATTAATAGGTGGTATGTTACTATACGTTACATTTAATGTAATATTATCTACATCTGGCCCACGATGGGAGTTATCATAAGCTGTGCCTGCAGTTTCATTATACACTTCTGCTCTAATTGTAAAATCTGTTTGTGTATTAGAGCCATGAGTATAAATATTTGTATAATTTGTAAATTGCCCACCATTTGTTGACCTACTAGGGTCGTGATCATTTATCTCTCTAACTTGTGTTGATACTGAGCCATCAGATCCTGTAATAGTTTGTTTAAGAGTAAATGTGTTCTCAATACTATTCCAAAACCATACATCTGCCGCCATGGTTGAGGTAAAACCTTGATTGATTTGATATTGTGTTAAATGACCATCACCAACTAAATCTACATCTTGGTATACATTATCTTCCTCATGCCCTTCAAATGCTAATACACCACCACTGTCATCCATACCTGTTCCATATGGAAATCCCCATTCGCCATGTGTGTGAATACCATGGTCGCCACCTGTTGACCAACCAGTTGTGGTAGTAGTTTCACCAGTTCCAAATGTTGAATTAGTAAGTAAGTTTCCTGTTGTTAAAGTATCCCCAAAAGACTTAAAAGATATTATTAAAGAACAAAGAAATAATAAAAAAGACCTGCAATTAAACTTATATCTAAACAAATTGACCATATAATATATACCCTAATCATCCACACAGTTGCATTTTTTAAATAAAACTTCATTTTTTAATCTCATTTTTTATTTATCGCTGTTCCTGTTAATAAAGCACCAAAAGCTAAATGGAATAATCCTCCACCCATCAAGGTAAAAGGATTGTGTTGACCAGTTAATTTTTTCATTAACTCTAATTGTATTAATGGGTCTTCAACTGTGTTAAGTATATCAACAAACATTTGCATGTTTGGTCTATTTAAACCATACCATACAGGCACTACAACAAAGTCATACACACATATAATTAAATATGTGACAAGTGCTGTCCATCTCCACATATTACTACAAATCTAAAGCTATTATAATTAATCCACCTGTAATACTAACTGCATAAGCTATTATAATTATCTCAATCATGTACTTGTATTGAAGGTTTGTTATCTTTTTCTTCTTGTAATAATCTTTTCTCTTCTGCTATTCTTAGTTCTTCTTTTAGTTTTTCTTCAGCAATTCTCTTTTCTTCAGCAATTCTTTCTTCTTCTGCTATTCTTTCTAATTCTTTTTGTTTAACAATCTCTGCTAATTCTTCATCTATACGAGAACGATTTTCTAATTTAGATACATAAGAATCATAATCTGGTCTTTCAATGTCATACTTATTCCATTGATCTAGTGCTTCCTTACCAATTTTACCTTCAAAAGGACAAGGAGTGCCAGCCATTTGCATAGCTTCAAAAACTCTCTCATCTTGACACAAAATTGACACAGCCGCAACTTTCATTCCATAATCATACAGTACCTTTGAAAGTTTTATTCTCTCACAATTTAAGTCCCGTACATGTTTGCCACCAGATATACCAACCCCAAGAGTAGAAAGGGAGCCGCTAACACCCATACTACACACATCTTGAGACATGGAAGAAAATGATGGTGAGTTAGCTGAGTTAACGGGTACATCTGACCCATTGGTAGTTGTAGTATTTGTTGTTGTTGACGTTGTTGTGTTTGTTTGTCCATCGTTATTGTTAGTAGTAGTTGAAGTATATCCACCTGTAATTTGGGTATTACTGCCCGTTTGGTTTGTTTGAGTATTGCTATCGTTTGTTGAGTCTCCCCATACTGGTAAACTAATTATTACTAAAAAACTTAACATGAATAATAATAACAAATTATTTTTAATCATATTGCTCCGTGTCCTAATAACATAATTTTTACTTATCGTTTTCCCATTTAAAATCTTCAGCTTTATCTACATGAAATATCAAAGAACCTTGAAAAATATCAAGAGGATGTTCGTCAGTTCGTTCTTCTATTTCATTTATCATTTTCCACAAACAAGCCGTTAAAACTCCTTTTACAGTCATGGCTTGATTATGATTATAAGCCATTTTAATTTCATTATTTTTAAGTTCTATTAATATTTTTGTATCTTTAGAACCTTTAGCCAAATAAGGTCTTGAATCACCTTCCGTATATTTTTTCATCATGTGTTTAAGTGTTACTGCCATAGTAGCCATAGCACTTATACCATCATGTTTTTCTACGTTCCAATTTAATTTACCTGTGTGTTTTTCTGAAGTTATTATAATTTGAGATATTAAATCTTCTTTGGTAACTTCAGTAGGTACTAAACCCGCATCTTTCCATGCTTTAAAAACATCATCAATAGTTTCTGCTCCCGGTACTAACGAATTAGGAAACTTAACATTAGATTTAAGTAAATTTTTAGAGGTCTTCTCTGGCATTCATCAAATTTTGTATAGCAGTGTAAAAATCTTTTACTAATTTGCTACTATCTGCTGACAATGCTTTATCACCTGCAAAACCAGAATCAGTATCATTAGTAAATTTTTTTGATACGCTAGTCATAACTTTGTTACCATTACTATCAATCATAGTATAATATACAATGCATTCTAGTCCATTCATGTCTACACCAGTTGCATTACTTAGTTTTTGCACAGAAATATTAGTAACTTCTGTAGAATTTAAAGTTATAGTTTTTGCCATTTTTATCCTCCTTTTTATTTAAATGTTGGCCCGTGTATCCATCCTACAAGAGCATACCTATTTCCCTTTGTAACAGGTGTAACTCTGTGCCATACATAAGATGGAAAAATTGTCATATTTCCCTTTTTTCTTATTTCGGGTTTATGTTCAATTACAGGGCCAAACTGTAAATCCCCACCTTCATATTCAGTATCATCAGATAGCTGTATAGTGTAAGATAATTTTCTAGTAGATTCATATCCAGACATATCAAAATGCCAATTAAATTCTTGATTTAAAGCATACTTTAAAGCAAGGGGTGGATCTTTTGCAAAGTCTATGTATCTAATATCAAAATTCCAATATTCTGAATTTATTTTAAATATTTCTTCTGTTATTATATCAAAAGGAAACCCGCCTTGTTCTGGCCACAATGCTTGTTCTTGATTAGTTCGCATTTCGCTTTCGAGAACTTCTTCTGTTTTATTATCATAAACTTTAGAATTATCCCATTTTTTATCATTTAAGTTTTTAAGTATCTTATCTATTTGTTCATCATTTAATAAAGGCACTGATGCATATTGCACAACAGCTTTTTTATTTGCGTTTGTTTTAACTGGAAACAGCATTTATTTTAAAATTACAAGCTATTGATATTCTTGGTTCATCAGTTGATGTTGGATAAACACCATGTTTTAACCAACCGGGGAAAAATATTAAAGTTCCCTTTTTAGGATTGTATGCTACAAATTCTGCATCATTTTTTGACATTTCTAAAGTTTTAAAATTATCTCTAGCAAACAAATTTGTTTTAGCATTTCTTGGATCAGTAAAAAATATAGGGTCTTTAATGTCTGTAACAAAATAAACACATGACCAATCGGAATCTCCATGTGTATGCTCTTTATTAAAAGCTCCTTTTTGATTTACATTAGCCCAGCCGTTTAGCATGTCTGCTTCATAAGTTCCTTCTTGATATAAACTACTACAAAGTGTACCAAAACAAAGATTTATTATAGAGCACAATTCCTCAAACTCTTCCATAAAAATTAAATCAGTTTCACTTTGCCAACCTCTTACATTAGATACTTTTCTAGAAGAATTATTATCTTTAAAATGTAAAATTTTATTTTTTAAATAATTATTATTTCTATGAGTTGTTTCAAAAAAATATAATGATGTGGGCCAAAGTTTTTCTTCAATCATACATTCTTTTTAATTGACATTAATTGTATATATGCCAAAAAATCAGAAGTTGCAACAGTTCCATGTCCGTGTGCACTGCCCGAACCTGTTTGTCCTTGACTACCCCAAGTGGCGTTATCTCCAGTCGTAGTGGACACACCACCATCTGAACCACATGTTCTAACAGGAACTTGTCTATAATCTCTTTGAGGACCATAATTAGTTTGTGAAACATAACCAAAAAAATTAATGTCGTGTCCATGTGAAGGCATTTCTGCTTCAGATAGAGAGTGTGTATCTATGGTAAATGATTTATCTTGGTCATCAGTAAATGCAGTTCCAACAGTTCCTTCGTTTGTTCCACTACTAGGTAATCCACAAACACATCTTCCTCGTGCAGGTGTATATTCTGCCCATTGTGAGGGTGAAGAACCACCAGACGCATATGCAACTTTATTACCTAATCCACCTTTTAATGTATCATATACAGCCATATTAATCCTTTTTTACTGCCATAAGTTGTATGTAAGCTAGTACATCGGAAGTTACAACAGCACCATGTCCATGTGCACTTCCACTACCAATAGAGCCAGTATTCCAATCAGCTACCCAACCATCAGAGCCACAGTTTTGTGCTTGAGACCTGTAATTGTATTGAGGGCCGTAGTTAGTTTGAGAAACATATCCCCATAAAGCCATGTTGTGTCCGTGCGATGGAAGTTGTGCTTCTGATACAGAAGTTGTGCTTAAAGTTTTAGATTTATCTTGCTCATCTGTATAAGCAGTTCCAACTGTAGCATTATTAGTTCCACTACTAGGAAGACCAACAATAGTTCTACCTCTTATTGGTGTGTATTCAGACCACTGTGCAGGTGCTGAACCTGCCGTAGTAAATCCTACAATTCCCTTTACACCTTTTTTAATATTATCGTAAGTAGCCATTATGTTCCTTTTACTGACATTAATTGTATGTAGGCACAGCAATCTGATGTATCAACAGTGCCGTGTCCATGAGCACTGCCAGAACCTGTTGGGCCTATACCATTCGTGCTAGTATAAGGAGAACTACTAGGAGTAACCCAACCATCTGAACCACAAGTTCTTTGCGGTCTTGCTGTAAATGAAAGTTGAGAGCCATAATTTGTTTGAGAAGCATATCCCCAAAAATCATTTGGATGAAGGTGACTAGGTAACTGAGCTTCAGTTACAGCATGAGTGGCAACTGTTTTTTGTTTGTCCTGTGCATTAGTAAAAGCTGTTCCTACTGTTCCTTCATTAGTTCCACTGCTAGGAAGCCCTACAACCATTCTACCTCTTGCCGGAGTATACTCTGTAAAATTTCCTACGGCAGAACCTTCGTTTGTAAATAGTAGTATATTTTGATTTGCATTTTTAATACTATCGTAAGTTGCCATATTATTTCTGTGTTAATAACCAACCTTGAGTAGAGTCAACATATACTAATCTAAATGCGGCTCTTTCGGTTGAAACTGTTAAATCTGCGGAATCACCTTGTATCTTGTGAGAATTTCTTCCTATTGTAATATTATTAGTGTCTGCTGTTGCCGCATAGTCAACTATAGCAACAGTGTCACCTATTGATGCACTAGAAGGTAATGTCATAGTAATAGCACCACTTGTTGTATTTACAAAATATCCTCTTCCTGCAACCATTGTTGTATTACTTGTTATAACTGATTGCCAAGCTATGCCTGCAAAACCAGAAGCAGTACCACTGTTTGTTATAGTTCCACCAGATTCGATTGTTAAAGTAGAACCAGATAAAACTTTAAAATTATTTGCTACAATTTGAAAGTCATCTGCACCTGCAACTCTAATATCTATCTGGTCATCCGTATCTGCTGTAATGCTTGTATCACCATCTGCATCTAAAATTAATTCATCACCGTTTATATCACGGTTCATTGGTGCACCTACTGCACCAGATATTTCTGTTATAAATATGTCAGCACCACTTGCAGGAGCAGTTGTAAATGTAATCTGTGTTCCACCTGTAGCTATTGTATAATCTGTTACGGGTTTTTGAATAACCCCGTCATGTGAGACTAAAAGCTGTGCAGGAGAACCAACTTGTGTACCTAAATTAAAAGTTGTATTAGAACCATTATAAGTATTTCCACTGGTATCGAGTACACTAAATGTACCATTTTTAATTCCTTGTCCTATATATGCCATCTAGTTACTCCTTTGGGTTGTCATCTTTAATTTTTTTAATACGAGCCTTCCAAGCGTCAATATCCTTGTATATCTCATCGAGCTGTTCACCTATATCACCATAGGATTTTTTACGAGTTTTTCTTGTTCTATTATTATTATAATCTTTGGTAGCTTGTGTATCTGCTGATGTAAGTTGACTATCAGTTGGTTTTGAAAGTCCACTAACATTCCAAATTTTTATATAATCACCAGAGCCATCATTCTGTAAAAGTATGTTGTTTTTAAACTCTTCATCTGTTTTGCTATTCGCCTCTAAATACGCTTTTACTTTCCAATATAAACCTGCCATTTTATGCTCCTGTTAACCTAAAACCTAAAAAACCAGTTGATTCTTCCATTAAATTTACTGCTCCACCTTCATTGTGTGTAACATACATTTCTATATAATCAGTAGCGGCTAAATCTCCTACATAAGACCCATGAACATGAATTTCATCTCCACTTGAGTTAGGTGATAAATCTTTGTGTCTTGTTTCTTGTGAGTTCCATTCAGAACCATTTTTATATAAAAATATTTGTAATGATTCGTTTTGGTCTATTCCACCCATTTTTCCCCAATAATGAAAAACATAAACTCCTGCACCATCAGAAGGAACAGTAAATTTATTTGATGCAAAAACTCCTCCACTATCAAATCTTTCTGAATCAAATGCTACTTTTGTAGCAGTCGTATTTGATATTGATTGATTTGAACTTAAATAAACATGAAAAGCAGGTCTATTCATTATATGAACAAAATCCATTCTTTTTAATGTTCCTGCATCACTTAATAATAACTCATCAGTTGTTGCAGGTTCAGCCGCTAATGCTGTTTCACCTGTTATAACTGCCGCATCTATTAATCCTACTTTACTTAGTGCCATGTTTTACTCCTTTGGGTTGGCATCTTTTACTGCCTTAATTTTCT